AAGAAGCTCCAAGTTCTATTGAAAAAGATATGTGGCTTGAGTATGGGGCAGACAGATACACAACTAAAAAAGTTACCATGTGTGTTGTCTATGCTTTAACTAAGTGGAGCGGCAGAGAATATATTGAAGACTATCTAAAAGAAAATGAAGAAGATGGTATTGAAAATCCATTCTCTACAGACAGAAACAAAAAGACAGATGTTCCATCTACTTACAAAGCAACAAAATATCTAAGTGATTTTGTATGGCAGGCACTTAGTAATGTTATCAAAAAATCAAGAGAGGCTATGGATTGGCTACAAGAAGTAACCAAATTAGTTTCAAATGATAACAAGCCTATTCATTGGACTACACCTACAGGGTTTATAGTTCAAATGAATTGTCCGGTTACAACACCCAAAAGAATTAACACAAATATGGGTGAAAAAATCTGGAGACCAGTACAAAAGAAATGGGTAGATGTAATTAAGAAAACTACTATCCGTGTTGAGACTAATAAAATCAATGTGCAAAAAGCAGTGAATACTATTTCGAGCTGTTATGTGCATTCTTTAGATGCTTCAGTGCTCCAGAGAGCTGTATGTAAAGCCTATGATGAAGGTATTACTAACTTTGCAGTTATCCATGATAGTTTTGGTGTATTAGCTCCTGATGTTGATATGATGAATAAAACTTTACGAGAAAGTTTTGTAGATATTTTCCACAATAAAAATCTACTGAAAAATTTTTCTGAAGAAGTTCACACACAAATCAGCAAATCCAAAAGAAACAAAATACCAGAGGTTCCATCAAAAGGTAATCTTGATGTTTCCCAGGTAATGCACAGTGAATATTTTTGCTCTTAAACTTTGGCAAATATGTTTACGCTAGTGTATTTAGAACAGGACATTATAGATGAAGGAAGCTTCATCAAATACCGAGTAGACGAGAAGGCTAATGTTGTATGCGAATATTAACCAAGACTACTCGGTATTAATTAATCACTAAATACCTAGGAGGGTATTATGCAAAATGCAAAAAAATATACTTCTCCTTTTGGGAAAGCTTTATACCCATATTTATCTAAGGCAGATGTAAAATTCAAAGCCGAAGGTGAGTACAAAGTAGACCTGGAAGTTGAAGGAGAACAAGCTGAAGAGTTAAAAACTTTTATTAATAATTTAGCTGAACAGTCTGTAAAACAGGCTCAAGAAAAAACAGGTAAGAAGAGTATTAAGAAAACTTCTTCATTACCTTACAAAGAAACTGAAGATGGCAAAGTAATCTTTAAGTTTAAAATGAAAGCTAGTGGAACTAATAGTAAAACTGGCGATACATTTAAACAAAAGCCTGCTTTATTTGATAACGAACTTAAACCTATCAATCCAGAACAAGTTCAAATCTGGGGTGGAAGTACACTAAGAGTAAGTTATCAACCTGCATTATGGTTTACTCCAATGTTAGGCGCAGGTGTTTCACTTAGACTAAAATCAGTTCAAGTTAAAAATCTAATCGAAGGTGGTGCACAAAGTAATAGTGCCAGTGACTTTGAAAAAGTTTCTGGTGATGCATCAACTAAAAACATCCCCGATGAAGTACAAGAAGAAGAAGCGGTTTCAACAACCGACTTCTAAATTCAAGTCTAAGCTTGAGGAGGTGTTTAATGATTTTCTTGAACAAAATGAAATTAGTTTTGGTTATGAAGATTTTAAAATATCCTACCTCAAGCCTGAAAAGCCATCCAAATATACTCCAGATTTTAATTGTATTACTAATGAAAATCTAAGAATTATATTTGAAACAAAAGGTCAGTTCTTAACATCTGACAGGCGCAAACATTTACTAATCAAACAACAACATCCAGACCTGGATATTCGATTTGTATTTTCAAATAGCAAAAATAAAATTGGCAAAAAATCTAAAACGACTTACGCAAAATGGTGTGAGTTAAAAGGTTTTCCATATCACTGCATTCAATCAACAAAAAAATTCTTACCCGATGAATGGGTAACTGAAGTTAAAAAATTACAAGAGGACAAACATGAGTAGAAAAACAACAGATTATATAATTATACATTGTACTGCTACAAAACCATCACAGAACATAGGGTTCGAAGAAGTAAACTTTTGGCATTTAGCTAGAGGTTGGATGGGTTGTGGTTATCATTTTATTATTAGAAGAGACGGAATTATTGAAGATGGTCGTACTACTGATGCAGTTGGTGCACATTGTAGAGGACACAATCACGATAGTATTGGTATCTCTTTAGTAGGTGGTATGAATGAAGAATTTACTGCTGCCGAAAATAACTTCACAGGTTCCCAGTGGGAGAGTTTAAAGAAGTTAGTAGAAGAACTTCATATAAAATATCCAAACGCAAAATTAAAAGGTCATTATCATTTTAATCCAGACAAAGAGTGTCCTGCATTTGATGTAGATGAATGGGCTAAAACAGATTTCTTATGGGTCGAAGGTGATTATCTACCTGATGACGAAAGAGAAGAAGATGGACAATAATGAAAATGATTTCATTAGGCACGAACCTTGTCCACAATGTAACTCAAGAAATAATCTAGCCAGATATTCTGATGGTCATGCGTGGTGTTTTGGTTGTCAATATAGAGAACCACCAGATGGAATTGTAAATAATATAAAAGCAAAAGAGGTAAGCGATATGGTTCAAGGTGAACATAAAGCATTAAATAAAAGAAAAATAAATTTAGATACGGCCAAGTTCTTTAACTATCAAGTTGGACAATATAATGGTCAGACAGTACACATAGCACCATACTACGATGACAAGTACCAGGTAGTTGCACAACACATTAGATTTCCTGACAAAAAATTTATTTGGTTAGGTGATATAGAAAAAGTTAATTTGTTTGGACAGCACAAATGGAAGCCTGGTTCAAAAATGATAACCATTACAGAAGGTGAATTAGATGCGATGTCAGTGTCACAAGTTCAAGGTAATAAGTGGCCAGTAATTTCTGTACCTAGTGGTGCACAATCAGCAAAAAAATATATTAAGAAAAATTTAGAGTACCTAGAAAGTTTTCAAAAAGTGAATTTTCTTTTTGATAATGATGCTGCAGGTAAAAAAGCAGCCGTAGAATGTGCTCAATTGTTTACTCCAAAGAAAGCTTGCATATCCATGTTACCTTTAAAGGATGCCAACGAAATGTTGGTGTCCGATAGGGGTCAAGATATTATTCATCATATATGGAATGCAAAACCATACACACCTGAAGGTATTGTAGCAGGTGTTGATACTTGGGATTTAGTTATTCAAGATGATAGCAAGGAAAGCACACCTTATGTTTGGAATGGTCTTAACAATAAATGCAAAGGCATTCGTAAAGGTGAGATAGTATTATTAACAGCAGGTTCAGGCGTTGGTAAAAGCCAAGTCTGTAGAGAGATAGCTGCTGATTTAATTTCTAGGAAAAAAAATATTGGCTATATCGCTTTAGAAGAAAGTGTAGCTAGAAGTGTAAGAGGTTTAATGAGTATAGATTTAAACCAAAAAATACATGAAGATGAAGTTAGAAAAAATTTAGATGAAGAAACATTAAAAGCATCTTGGAATAAAATTCAACCATACACATTTTTTCACAAACACTTTGGTTCAACAGATAGTGAAAACCTCATGTCAAAGATTAGGTTTTTAGTTAAAGGTTGTGAATGTGATTACATATTTTTAGACCATATCAATATGGTTGTTTCTGGTCTTGAAGGAGACGAAAGAAAATTAATTGATTATACAATGACAAAGTTAAGAACTTTAGTTGAAGAATGTAACTTTGGTTTAATAGTTGTTTGTCATTTAAAAAGAATTAGTGACAGTAAGTCTGGACATGAAGAAGGTGCAGTAACTTCACTAAGTCATTTAAGAGGTTCCCATGCGTTAGCCCAGTTATCAGACATGGTAATTGGTTTTGAACGTAACCAACAGTCACAAGAAAATCAAAATCAAATGACTGTAAGAGTTTTAAAAAATAGATATAGCGGTGACACTGGTGTTGCTACTTCATTAGTTTACAATCAAGAAACAGGGCGACTGTCTGAAGGAGATTTTCAAGATGAAATCCAAAGAACAGTTAGCTAAAGACATTCGAAAATATTTAAAAGAATATCTTATTAAAGATAAACATTTTAAAAAATTAAATGATAACGACAAACTGTATGTGTATTCATTGTACAACAGATTGCTGCATATCATTTATCTACAATTGAAACATCCAGGAATTTTACCAATTCTGTTTGTTCATCATTCAGAAACTAAAAAAATTATAGACAAAATTTTTGAAAGGATTTCTTACCACTTACCATTTGTTGATGACATTTCGGTAGTGGTGATGCAATAGTTATGAGAGTTATATTTGATATTGAAACAGATGGCTTCTTATCAGAAGCAACAAAGATACATTCAATAGTAATCAAAGATATAGATACACAGAAAATGTATTCATATCATGGAGATAAAATTGGCAAAGGTCTTTATTTATTAAGTGGTGCGAACTTATTAGTCGGCCATAATATTTTAAAATTTGACCTACAAGTAATTAAAAAATTATATCCAGAATACAAAATTGAAGGTGAAGTTTTTGATACACTATTAGTTAGTAGATTAATTTGGACTGATAGGAAAGAACAAGACTTTAGAATGAAAGAGCTGCCACTTAAATTAGCAGGTAGACATTCATTAGAAAGTTGGGGATTTCGTTTAGGGCTACGCAAAGGAGAGTTTGCTAAAGAAGGTGATTTTTCTCAATGGTCTCAAAAGATGCAGGATTATTGTGAGCTCGATGTTGAAGTTAATTATAAATTATTTCAGCTAATCGAGAAGCAAAACTATTCCAAACAAGCAATACAGTTAGAGCATGAATTTGCTAGATGCATAATTCAACAAGAAGCACACGGATTTCATTTCGATGTGGCTTCTGCAAAGAAGCTGTATACCTCGCTTGCAAAAAGAAGGTTGGAACTGGAGAAATCTTTAGTTTCAGCCTTCCCAAATTGGCAAAAATATATTGGAACCTTTGTACCTAAAAGAGACAATAAAACTCTAGGATATAAAAAAGGTGTTGGAATAAAGCGATATAAAGAAATTACATTTAACCCAAATTCAAGAGACCACATTGCTGATAGGTTAATGAACAAGGGATGGAAACCAGAACAATATACACCTGATGGAAAACCTAAAGTTGATGAAAGTGTTTTATCAACCTTACCGTATCCAGAGGCAAAAATATTAGCAGAACATTTTTTAATACAAAAACGAATAGGACAATTGGCTGAAGGAGCTAACGCTTGGTTGAAGCTAGAACAAGATGGAAAAATTTATGGACAAGTTATTACTAACGGTGCGAACACTGGGAGGTGCACTCACCAAAAGCCTAATGTTGCACAAACACCTAGTGTTGGTGTTCCTTATGGTAAAGAATGTAGGTCTCTATTTACTGTTCCTGACGGCTTTAGTCTTGTTGGCGCTGACGCTAGCGGTCTTGAACTTCGTTGTCTTGCTCATTATATCGGTGCATTCGATGACGGACATTTTACGAAGCAACTACTCGATGGGGATATTCACACCTACAATCAAAAACAGATTGGCTTACCAACAAGAGATTTGGCGAAGAGGGTCATATATGGTTGCATCTATGGTATCGGAGATACACGGCTTGGTGCAGTTGTTGGTAAAAACAGCCAAGAAGGAAAAAGAATAAAACAAAAATTGTTTGAAGCATTACCTGCATTAAAACAATTAAGAGACAATGTTATTATTTCAGTTAGAAATAAAAAATATTTATTAGGTTTAGATAAAAGAAAATTAATTCCAAGGTCGGAGCATTCGAGCTTAAATTTATTAATCCAAAGTTGCGGTGCTCTAATTTTAAAACAGGCTACCGTCATACTTCACAACAAACTAAAAGAAAAAAATTATAATGATGACGTACAGATGGTTGCTCATATTCACGATGAGCTACAGTTGCAGTGTAAATCTTCTATTGCAGATGCAGTAGGAAAAATTGCAAGGCAATCAATAATAGATGCAGGAGTTTACTTTAATCTTAGGTGTCCTTTGGATGCTGCTTACAAAATAGGAAACTCATGGGCAGAGACACATTAAAATGCTGTTGTTGTAAAAAGACAGCTCATGTTATTTATGAAAAAAGATATTATTGTGCTTCTTGTAGATACAATATTCAAATAGGTAGACAACACGATACTGGTGCCCTCGGCCAGACTCGAACTGGCACTCCGCAAGCGGCAAGGATTTTCGTACCACTATAGCTTTCGCTACACTTACGTTTTGTGGTCTGGACTATATCTTCTCCATTTTACAGGAGCTTGCTGTCTAGTCTCTACACCTTACATTCACCGAATGTCTTGGCTCGGTATTAGCAGTTAAGCCTTCACCGAATTTAACAAGTTCTACTTCTAGGTTTTCACCTAGAGCACTCAAATTAAATTTAAGTCCTTTGTGTCTACCAATTTCACCACGAGGGCTTCAGTAACAAAAGGGTTTTACAAAATATATTCATGTTTAACAACAACAAAGATTTCGATTTTGATTTAGCAAGAGGTGTTCAATCTGAACACTCACTAGCTAATATACTAGGTTTAAGTAAGGATAAAATCGAAGTTAAATCGGAGTTTGGTTTTTGGCAAAAGTCAGGAAACATTTGTATAGAGCTTGCATACAAAGGCAAGCCTAGTGGATTGCGTAGTACGAAAGCTCAATATTGGGCACATAGATTTATGTTCAATAAA